GGGTGAAAATGGCGCATTCCCCATACTGCAAACTTTTCGCACGGACTTGAGGCGCAACCGAAATCAAACCGTGGCGCACCGCTACGCCGGCAGATTTCGGCAAGGGATGAGATCGCAAGGACGTTTGCTTTTACGAAATAACAGCGCTCCGGAAGTGACTCCGGCTCCACGAGATCGATCACGACGCAGTGCCACCCGCGGCGGGCAAACTCACGAGCCCAACCGAGCCGGCCACAAAACAAGTCAAGCATCCATCGATCGCTCATAGGCTCCAAGCATCCTTATGCGCGGGTATCGAGTCGAGCAGTGTCAGTGCCGGCTGTTGCGGTTTGCGATCCTCGGTCCGCGTCACATTGCAAGCCCACTGCAGGGCCTTGGTAAATTCGCGGCCGCGGGTGAGTTGGCGCACGTCGTCGACGCGGTGCTCTGCCTGCAGGTAAGCCCGTACGGCGGCGAGGGTCTTGCCGTTCGTGGCGCAGATCTCCTCGAATTTGTTTACCTGATGGTCGGTCACGAGCTGGGCCGCGGGGCGCTTCGGCGCCGGCGAGCTCGGGATCTCATCGAAGGATGCGCGGCCGAATTCCACCTCCTCGGCCGGCGTCGGGGCGAATCCCGCCATGACCATGACCCATGCAAACACGTTGCGGAAAGCTTTCGCGATCGCCCTGGTTTGGGCCATAGAGCGGAGCTGAAAGCACGGCAGCCCGGACCAATGCGGCTCAGCGAACATGCATACAGCCTCGGCGCCGCTGATGATCTGGCCAACGGCGTTGCGCACGTGGGCGACTGCTAGGAACCCGGTGCACTCCTCGAGCTCCTGCGTCGAGGTGATCAGCGCGGTGCACTCGAAGCAGGCGCCGAGAAACTGCCACGTTTCCACGCGGGGGTATTGTTTTTCATCGATCGTGATCACCTGGCCGGGATTAGCTCGGGCGAATTTCTTCACCGCTCTGGCGGCGGTGCCGGCCTGGCGGAGCAAGTCGCGCTGATGGTTCTTGCGCGCCGCGGGGAGCTGCGCGGCCGGCGGATCTGGCATGGTGGGCACGGTGCTCACTGTTAATCCTCTCCCTTGGCCGCGCGGATCGCTGCTCGAACCAATTCGACGGGCCAATGACAGCCTTCATCACCTACGAGCAGAAGTTTCTCCGCTTCCTCCATGTAGGACAGCGCGCCTTCGAGCGCGTAGAGCATATCCGGGGCCGATTTGATCAGTCGAGCATTTGCGCGCACTGCCTCGGGCGCAACTAAAGTTGCACCATCTCCGCCAAGCGAGACGATGCAAAATGCATTTCCGTTGACGATTCCGTTTTTTCCGGGGTGAAGCAAGCACTCGATTGCATTCTTTCCGTAACACTCGTGTCCTTGGCGTTCTGAGATTGCCCACGGTCCTGGCGTGTGCTTTGCTGCGACGGTCATGCGGGATTCCTCCATGCCCACGAAACGCGCTCACGCTCGGCGTAAAGCTTTTTCAACAAGCCGGGCTCGTTCCGTTCTTCGGGCGAAATCCGAAAGGGTTTTGGTTTACCTATAGCGAGATGGGCTGTGCGTTTCTCTTTCAGCACGTGGAAGTCGCGCAAAAATTCCTCTTCGGTGCGCCACGCTTTCATCAAATTGCAGGACAGGCACGCCGGCACAATGTTGGCGATCGTGTCGGCTCCACCGCGGCAAAGTGGCGTCAGATGCTCCTTTACGGCGGTGTCAAAGCTTAGGGGCTCTTTGCAGTAGTGGCAGAAAAAACCGTGATCTTGTAATTTTTTCAGCCATGCGGCCGCGCGCAAAGGTTTCCTCTCGGGCTGTGGATTTGTCGTGTGGATCGGAGCGTCTGTCATCGTTTGGTGCTCCTGTGAATCGCCGTCAGTAGTTATTCGTGTGGAAATTGTGAAAAACAAAAAGTTAGGTCGAGGGCCACGCTTCGTGCATGAGTTCGCGGCGAAGTTTGCCCAGTCGCGCCGTCGGATCGGCTGCTTTCAGCTCTTGCGCGCGGCGCAACAAAGTCGAAATTTCTCCCATCGTCAACTCGCCGACGCGCACCTGTTTCGAGTGCTGCAAACAATACTCGGTCACGGCTTGTTCGAAATATTTCGTATCGTCCATGGCCATCCTTTAGGCGCTACGGGGCGAGACTCGCGGCACGCGCTAGCAGCGTGAACAGTCCGTACAGCCTCGCCCCTTTTCGGTGGGGTAACTTAGACTGCAATTTCTTCGTTGGCGTCGTCCTGGCCGTCTTCGCAATCTGACTCGCCGGGGAGAGCGGTGTTGAGCTGCTTGCGCTTCACGAGCTCAATGACCTTCACTTCGCGCTCGGACATGCGCTCGATCGCAGCAAAAACAGAATCCTTACTGCATGGGTTGAGCGCGTAGACGGCGCCCGGGCCGATAAAGCGCGTGCGGCCTTCAATTGAGCCGCGCGAGATTTTGGTGCCAACATCGGCAAGCTCGCCGTCTATCCACTGCGGTCGCGCGAGGGTTTCCTCGCGGGCAGGAAGGGAAGGCACCTCGATGCGAAACAGGGCGCCCGTACCGAAATATTCTGTCGTGACGTACCCGGCTTCGCGAGAGTGGCCAAAGAGCTCGACTATCGCCCAACCTTCAAACGTTTTGGTTTGCTGTTGCTCCATGTGTGGTTTTTACCTTTCTCCGAATTTAAGCGCGATCAGAAACAAAGCTCCCAGCATGCCGGCGATCAGCCCGGCGCAGATCACGATCGTCCACTTGGCGGCGTTCTCGATGTTGATGGGCACGGGTTCCTCGGGATGCTCTAGAAAAAGCTTCATCGTGTCTTACCGTTTGGTTTTTTCGGGTGGCTGCTCGAGCTCGCGCAAGGTCGAGGCGAGGGCCTGGGCTTCGTGATAGTCGAGGGGGATTATGTGGGCGAAAACTTTGCCGGCGCCGCGCCATTCCGTATAGCGCAAAAACATCGTGCCTTCGTGCTTGTGCTCGACTACCTCGAGCATGCGCATGGGCGTGTCGATCACGCGCGTGCAGCGGAAGTGCGCGGAAAGGATCTCGCTCACGCTGTTATTGCGGCGCTGCAGAGTTTCGAGCGCCTTGGTGGAAATATGCGCATTGCGCTCGAATTCGCGGGGCGAGGGGGCACTCATCGGCACACCTCGAGATTGTTAATTGTGCCGTCGACGTGCACCACGGTGATGACTGCCAGCGGGGCGAACCATAAACGGTGCAGAGTGCCGTGCGTGTGCTTGCGCAACTGATGCGAGGCGAGGGCCGCGGCGAATACTCCGCCGGCCATGGCGGTGACCATCCGCGGCGCGGTGGGCCTGGCGCCGTACAAGTACGGGCTGCCGCCTTCGGTGGCGCAGTGCTTGCCGCGGCCGACCATGAGCGCGGTGGTGATGGTGTCGGCGGTGGTGGCGGCGACGGCGACGCCGGCCGCGGTCCAATATGTGCGATCGGCGACCGGCGCCGATTCCTGACCCCAGCAGAGCGAGGCGCAAGCAAGCAGGATGAGTGCGAAAAAATAAGTTTTCATGCGCGCGGCAGTCTCCTTACAAGAATTCCGAATAGAGCACAGAGCGGGCACCACCAGTGCGGGTGATCGTGATTCAACTCGAGGCAGATAACGACGGCGACGGTGCCATATAGAACGGCGAACGTGACAAGCGCCACGATGAGTGTGATCATGCGCGGATCCCCACGACGTTGAGATAGTTTCCTTTTTTCACGATGTGCAGCGTGGCGCGGGCTTCCTTGCTGGCTTTGGCGAGGTAAGGGAAAAGCTTTTCATCGAAGCAGGAGGCGTCGCATTGTCCTTGGCCGGTGGGCGAGTCGAAAGCTACCTTCATGCGCGGCGATTTGTTTCCGGTCTTAAGATCCGCGCGCTCGGCTTTGAACACGTGCACGGCGACGGTGTAGCAGCCTTCCGGGTTGGGCAGTTCGTTACCTTTCCGATCGCGAGCCCAGCGGTCCCGCGGTTCTGTGGGTTCAGAGGCAGGGCGGGCCGCCGGGCTCGGTTGCGGTAGGGGGAGCTGCGTTGCCGGCGGCGCGTCGAGCTGCACCGCGGCGTTTGTAAATTTATTTACGAGCATGGCGAGCGCGTCGGCCACCTGGCGGCGCTCGGCGTCGGTGATGGTGATGGTGTAGACGGTCACGAGCGGCGCTCCAATCCCTCGAGGGCCGAGGCGATGCGGTCGAGATTTTGTACTGTGTTGGATCTGAAAACTTGTCGGCCGTCGGGTGCAATCACAGACTTAACGGCCTCGTTTAAGTCGGCAAGTTGTGCCGCGATCTCCTGCAGCCATCGGGCACACTCCCACTCGCCGGTGTCGCATTCAAATTTCGCGGCGCGGATCTGTTCGGCAGTCAAGCGGTCCTCCTGGCGCGCGGATCGCGCACGCTCTGCACGGGTTTTTTGGGGGAGCTGGCGCCGAATACGGTTTCCGGCTTTAGCGTGCCGTCGGCGGTGTACCAGTCTGCGAATTCAGATCCGAGCCGGCGCTGCCGGTTGGCGAGGATTCTGGGCCAAACTTCCTCCGGCCGGCAATTGAGCACGGCGCGCCATGCGAGCAGCATGGGTTCGGGATCTTCGCGATGGCAGTAGAGAGTAAGGCACCACGCGATGCGTAGATCGCTGCGATAGTGGGGATCTGCTTCTTTTTCCTCGGCGGCGTACAGATAGTGCAGGACGCGGCCGACGACGTGGGCGGCGCGCAGATCTTTCGGCTCCTGATTTTTTTGCGGCGGAAAACTACCATCGTCGGCGAGCGGATCCGAATCAGTGATGAGATTTTTTACAAAATCCGGAAATAGCGGGAGCTGCTCATTTTGTCGACAATAGGGCGGGAGCGGGAAGAGCAGCGCTGCGAGCAGTCCGACAATGACCCACGAGCACCGCTGCGCGGCTTTACATAATACCTGCAACATGAAGCGCTTACAGGCAAAAAAAGAACCGTCAAGCGAGGGCGCGAATTTGTTATCGGACACGGCGCCTATCATGCGGTGACTCCCTCTTTCTGCGCGAGGACGCGAAGCCCGACGCGCAAAACGTTCTGCCAGCGAATCCCGAGTTTGTCCTGAAGCTTAACCAGCAAATTGTGATCGGCGAACGATAGGGAGACATGCACTCTTTCGTTGGATACCGAGCCGGCGGTTGTGTCCCAGTCGCCGGCGTGAGCTGCCGCGTGGCAACTGACGCAGAGATATTTGAGGTTGTCGATATCGTTGTAATCTTCAGTGTTGTCGAGGTGATGAACGTGTCCGGAATTCAGGCGAACGCCGCAGCTTTCGCATTTTCCTCCGGCTCGCTTTTTCACAAAATTGAAAATCTCCACCGAGGGCCGCGTGAGCTGCTGGGCTCGCTGGCGGCTCACGCCGAGGACCTTGCCGATCTCCTCATAAGTGAGTCCCTTGATTTTGAGCTCGATTGCTTGGGTGCGGGAGTTGAGATTCACGCGAAGCATGTTGACAAAGGCTAGTGCGCCTGTCAAGGTTACTGCGCAAGCCCGCACGGGGCGCGGTTTCTACTTAAATAGAAACCTAGATTTCTACAGATATGCACACGGGCATGCACCGAGAATGGTGCTACGCGGTTTTGGCGAGGGTGCGCTCGGGTTTGCGGCGCGCGAGGACGCGATCGACAAGATCCGCGAGAGTCTCGCCGGCGGCGAGCTCGGCGACGATCCGCAACCGATCGTAGAGGGTGAGCTTTTGCGTTGTATCTGTTCGTTTCACTGGCTTTATTGTTGCTCGTGTTGCAATGATTTGACGATAGGGTGAGTACCGGAGGTAACCGTTACGAAAGTCACCTCCGGGCCCGCTCTGTTGAGTTTTGCCGTAAGGGAGTTTTTGCTCTCTTTGCCTCCTTTCGCGTGTGGGCGTTTATCGAAGGGCTTTCCAACCTTCGAACATCATCTGCAGCCCGGCGAGCGAGTGCAGTCGATCGACGATCTCGAGCACGCCGGCCGACACCTGGCCGACGATGGCGCTCTCGCGTTCGTCATCGGAAAATTCTTCGTCGTCGCGCAGGAGTACGTCGCGCAAAATATCGCACGCGCGCAGAATCTCAGCGCTGGGCCTTGCGCTTCTGTCGGCAGGGTTTGCAGCGCTTGGGCGGGTTGGTGAATCCTTGCTGCCGATAAAATTCCTGCTCTCGCGCGGTCCACGTAAAGGATCGCTTGCAGTCGGCACAAGAGCGAGTTTGGTCTGCTGCGGTTTCATGGCTCACGGCTGCATTTCGTGTCATCTTGCTGGCTCTCGCTCTCGAAAGGTTCACTTTAAGAATGCGCTGAATCCTATATCGTTTCAACGATTTTCTTGCACTTCTCGCACATGGCCTTATACGCGCGCTGTCCGTTCGCGAGGATCACGCGCACGGAAAAATACCGGCTCGAGCCGCATTCGCAGATGCGATCACCTAGCACGCCGGGCACAAAATCGAGATTCATCACCTCCACCTGCTCGCCGCTCCACGTCGTGAATCGCGGATACATATGCTCCTGGCCTGGTAGCAGAATCAATTCGGCAATTCCTGCTTCGGCGCTGCCGGGGGCGGGGCCGACGCCGGGGCTTGAGCGGCGGCGACGTCCTCGGCGTGCATCTGCACAAAGGCGCGGATAAACGCCACGAGCCGCGGCACGTTGGCGGTGGCCTGTTTCAAGATTGGCCGATTCTGAAAGAGGGTCATCAAGCCGGTTTCGCCCAAGTTGGCGAGCTGGGCGCTGGCTTTGGGGTCGAGCCCGTCGAGAAAAGCAAGGGCGTCGTCGGCCGCCTGCTCGGGCGAGATCGGCTGCTGGAAGATCTGCAGGATGCGCTTTTCTACAAACTCCATGGTGGGGGCTCCTTCGCCGGCCGGGCCCGCGGGTTGATTCGGCACCACCTGCGGGGCCGTCACGATCGGGGCCGGGTTGCCGCGCTGAATGGCAAGCGCTGCGGTCTGTTGCTCGGCGAGCATGCGCTGCTCGCGCATCACCTCGGCGAATCCCTGCACAAGCCCGGGCGCCTGGCGAATGATTTCTCCCATGGTGGTGCTCGGCGCCGTCGTGGGCTGGGGATTCGTGAGGCGATCGATCGCCGATTCGATCACTTTGTTAACCAGCGGGTTAGTGTTGCCTCCGCCGGCGAGCGAGTTCAGCTCTTTGATCACGGTGATAAATTGCAGCATTTGCGCCATCGGATCCGCGGTGAGGCGGGAAATTAGGGCGCCGAGCAGTTGCGAAGTCACGCTATCTTGCTGCGCCGGCCGATTCGTAATATCGACGGCACGGGTCACGGCGTCGAGCCCGGTGCGCATGGCCGCAAATCCGATCTCGGCCGCGGTGCGCTCCTGGGTCGAGAGTGCATCGAAGGCGCGACTAGCGACGGCCGCGGTGGGATCTCCGCCGGAGATCGGCGTCACGATCGAGTCGCGCGTCGCCGGCGCTGCATTCGGATCGGGCGGCGGTGCCTGTATCACGCGGGGCGGGCCTTCGATGAATAGCTCGCCGCGGGTGATGAGCATAGGGCCTCGTTTCACGAGAAAACGAAACTTGCCTCCGCCGTAATAACGCATGAGGGCAAACTCGAGCTCTTCTTTGTCCCAAATAGGCACGCGGGCGCCGTCTGGGGCGACAAGATACTGCGTACACTTCTGCACGGGCACGGCCGGGCTGGGCTCGGTCCGGTGAATGTACACGATGTGATTTCCCCACTCGTTATTCGCTTCGACGCGGGTGAGGTACTCCCAACACTCGGTTGGCTTCGATTCGGAGTTTTCGACGGGAATGCTGCGGCGTCGTGTGGTGGTTTCGATAATTTCGCCCGCGGGCGCAACGGAAGGTTTCAAACGGTTCACCTGTCCTTGGCCGCCCAACGGTGGCGACGAGATTTGCAATCTTTTTAGCAGTTTTCCACAGGCAAGACAACCGAGAAAAACCAAAGTAACCGGCATGGTGTCGGCCGGTGCTTCGGTGGTGTCACCTGGTGTTTACACCAGTGTTGCCGTCTGGTGTAACACCATGAGCATTGCAATCCCGATAGAAACCCGTCATTTTTGCTTGCGTCTTGCAGAATTGCATCGGCGCGAGGCAGGACTCCGGCAAAACTGCCGGCAACGGACTCGCGCCGGCTCTCTTCTCCCAATAGGTTCTGTAGATCGGACGGTTTCGCTTTGCGCGTTGCTGTGTTGGATCATCCCGCTACGCTTGTCGGGTATCGAGCCCGTTTATTCGCCGGCGACGCCGGAGTCGAGCAAACGGTCGTACTCATGCGCAAGCTGATCGATCAGGCGCTTTCCGATTCTGCGTTTGTGCGCTTCGCGATGGACGTGGTGCGCAGTGTGCCGGCGCATGATGAGGCGGGCGAAGTGGCTGCCATCTTCGCGTGGGTACAGGCAAATATTCGGTACACCAAAGATCCGGTTACAAAAGAAAAACTCTATCCTCCGCAAGAGCTGCTAAAAACTCGCGCGGGTGATTGCGACGACATGGCGATGCTGATCGCGGCGATCGCGATCGCCGACGGCTATCCGGCGCGCTTGGTTACGGTGAGCTCGAGCCCGGATTCGCCGGATGAGTTTTCGCACGTGTACGTCGAGGTGGAAGTGCCGCCGGGATCGGGCAATTGGATTGCTCTCGATGCGGCTCGACCTGGCGCTGCGTTCGGACGCTCGCCGGAATACTTTTTCCGCAAACGGGCCTGGTCTCTCACTGACGACACGTATGCGGATCTGAACGGAGCAAGTCAGATGCGCGGTCTCAATGGTTACGCGCGGCTCGGTGCGGTCGGGGATTTTGATTGGAGCTCACTGCTGCAGCAAACCGTGCAGGAAACTCCCCAGATTATCGCCGCGGCACAAGGAACGCCGACGCGCTCGGTGCTGCCAAGTGGCGCGACGGTTTCAACGGGCAGCCCGTATGCGTCTTTCGTGACGCCGTACACGCCGGGTTATGGGGCGCCGGCCGCGGGCTATCCTCTGTCCACGTTAAATGCAGCCTCGAGCTCGATTTTCACGAGCGCTCTGCCATGGCTCGCGATCGGAGCGGTGCTCATTCTCGCTTTTCGCAAGTAAGAACGCATGAACGTTTACCGCAAACCCGATGACGTGCCGGCACGGCCGAATGCTAATCACAATGTTGTCGGCCTGGGCGTGATGGTGGCGCGTGAGGGTATCGAGCCTATTCGGCCGGTCTCGCGCATCGCAGTGCCAGTAGTGCCGCAAGTGGCGCCGGTGGTGGCGCTGCGCACGCGGGTAATCTTTCCGCCGTACACCGGACCGGGCGCGGTGAATACCACGCCACAATTGCCGCCGGGGCAATCTTCGGGATCCGTGACGCCGAATCCGACCCCTCCCCCAGTCTCGCCGGCGCCGGCTCCCGTCGTAAACGTGCCCACGTCGCAAACGTCGCCGACGCTTTCGACGCCGGGCACGACACTCAGCTCGAGCGGCAATTCGCCGGGAGTGTGGGCGCCGAATAAGTATTACGCCGTGGGGCAGGCGATCGTCGACGCGGCCGGGCACACACAGCAGGTGCTCGTCGCTGGGTTCTCGGGTCCGGGCGCGCCGAATTTCAATGACGCCGGCGGGAACACGATCGACGGCTCGGTAACTTGGAATGACTCCGGCATGGGCGGAGCGGCAACGGCCGGGATTGGATCCTGGCTCGCACAGTCGAGTCTGATCTCTGGTATTCCGAACTGGGCGCTCGCCGGCGGCGGGCTGTTCTTGCTGATCTCCATGATGGGGAAAAAGCGATGAGCGGTTACGCGATTCCATTGCTCGAGGTGCCGCTATATCAGCAGGGCATCGCGCCGGCGCGGAGAAAGCAGCGGCACGCCAACATGGTGAACGTGCCGGAGCTGCCGCTCTATCAGGGCGGGCTCGGAGCTGGCGCCGCGGTTCTGGCGACGACGGCGGGGATCGTGGGCAAGGGAAGCACGTCGCTATTGACGTCGCTGGGCGTGAGCTCTTCGGTTGCGGGCCCGATCGGCGCCGCGGCCGCATTGGTGGTGAGTTTGATTGCCGGATTTTGGGCAGCGCATGCGGCGCGCGTGAAGGGTGCGCAAACGGAAAACGCGCAAGTCGCTTCCGCGGTGCAGGCTTTCGATCAGACCATGCACGCGATCTTTGACGCGGCAAACTCGAGTGACCCCACAAAATACATCGATGGGCCCACGGCCGCCGGGCTATGCGAGCAAGCGTATGCGCAATTCTGGCAAGCATGTTGCTCGTTTACGAAAGGGCCCGGGCGGGCTGACACCTCGAATTGCGGCGCGAATTGCGGCGGGCCGACGAATCTCGCGAATCCCTGCGCCGGCATGCCGGGCGGGCACAAGTGCGATAAGAGCTGCACGGTGAGCTGCTGCGTCGGGTGCCAAGATATCAAGCCGGCCGTCGATCAAGCGGTCGCACTTTTTCAGAGCGGGAAGAGCGGCACGATTCAAGTGTGCGCGGTGGCCAGCTCAAAGTATGGGCTCGGATCCCGCGGCGCTTACTCGCTGAGCTGGAATCCGCCGGCCGTATCTTCGACGAGCTCGAGCCTTACCTCTCTGCTTACCGGCGGTAGCAGTGCCGGCGGGCCGAATCTTTTATTGCTGGGCGCGGTCGCGCTCTCGGCATGGATGGTGCTCCGATGATCGGCGCTTACTATCGAGCGCGCGGCGTGCATGGACTGGGCGAGGCGATCTGTCTCGATCAGAATCAGAACACGATCCCGTGCTCGAGCCCAGATTGCACGTATGGCGATTGCGGCGCCGCGGGTCCGCAATTGTCGACCGGGCCGCTCTGCCTCGATCAATCACAGAATCAGGTGCCGTGCTCGAATCCTGAGTGCACGTATGGGGATTGCACGGCGCCGGCGAAAAGTAACACCGTCACGACGGCGATCAACGCGGCCGGCTATTTTTTGCCGGCGGTGACGGGCGGCGTCACGGGCCGCGGGCCGTCGCCGACGGTGCAAGTGCCGCTGAGCACGTCGAGTGCGGGCTTGTTCCTCGAGAGTTCGAACCTGATCCCGGGCTTGCCAAATTGGGGCGTGCTGTTTGGTGGCCTGGCGGTGCTGCTTTTAGTGGCAACCGCGGGGGGCCGCCGGCGCTGATTATGCCAACCGTACGATACACACGCGAGCAGCAAGGTTATCGGCCGTTTATGAATCCGCGGCCGCTCGCCGGCTTGCGCGGATTGCGCGGCCTGGGCGATGCGGCAACTCCGTTCAGTGGATGCGTGCAAGCGTATGACTCACAGAGCAACCCGGTGAGCTGCTCGGATCCGAGTGCTGCGGTGTGGATCGACGCGCAAGGGAACGCGGTGCCGGCGGGAACGGCGAGCACTCCCGTAACAAGCCCGGGCGCCGGCGGCGCACCGTCGGGCAGCCTGCTTTTATATCAAGGGCAATGGCAGGTAACGCCCACGCTCAACGTGAGCACGATCATTTCGCGGGTGAGTCAAGCACTGCGCACCTATGGGCTGCAGGTGATCAACTCGCAGACCGACGGCGGAGCGTTCACGCTCACGAGTTTCAATGTCACGTTCACGCTGCAGGTGACGGGATCCGGATTCGCGCAACCATCGGACGCGGGCAGCATCGTCGACCATGCGCTCTACACGGTCACGGGGCATATGCCGGTGTTTTCGTCGACGGTGTTGCAAGCCGGGCCCGGCGCGAGCATCCCCATACTCGTGACGCCAAGCACGCCGGCGGGATCGTCGGCCCCGGGGAGCTCGCCGGCGGGCGGTTCCACGTTGCTATGGTTTGAGCAGAACGCGATGAGCATCGGGCTGTTGATTGCGGCGATGGTGGTTTTGCCGCCTTTGATTCGAAAGCTATGAAGATTTTAAGCATTGGCGGCGTCGGCGCGCTTGGTGTTGCGCTCAATCTGCACGAGGGCGATCAGCTTTTGAGCCTCAACGCGCAGATAAAATGCGCGCTCGAGCCCGATCACGACGCCGGCGATCAGGGCGAGCACTCCGATCGCGATGGCGATCGTCAAGGGTGGAAGGGTGATCTGCTCGGGAAAAAAGCGTGCGCCGAGTGCGGCGCCGGCGAATGCGAGCGGAAAGGCGATTGCGATGTACTTCGCGGCGCACCAAAGCACGATCAGCCTGGCGCGGTCTTGAAAGCGCATCGCGGCTTTCAGCAAAAGATTTTGATCGTATTGCATGGGATCCTCGCTCGGCGTATTTCACGCGCGGGCCGGTGGTTCGGGAATGGCACCTTTGTGCCTCGAATGGCGGGCGAAGCATGTTGACCCCGATCGAGGCGCGCGAGCGGATTTACTCGGATTCCGAGATTACGGAATTACTCGAGCGAGCACTGCGCATGGGCCTGAATTTAGACAAGGGCTCGGATCTTGAGCAGTTGCAGATTCCAGAGCTCGAGCGGCTGGTCACGGTGCTGCAATGAGCAAGCGACGCAAAAACGCGGGCGAGGGCTATGGGTATATGTTTCATGGCGCCTTTTCAGAGAAGAAAGACGCCGTTGCCAAGGAGCGCAAAACAAAGGGCGCATGGGTCCGCGGCACGATGACGAAAAACGGCTGGCGCTATCTGGTGATGAGCCCGCGCACGAATCCGATCAAGCGCAAGCGGAAACCTCGCGAGAACTCGATCGCATGGGGCCAGCAGAAAATCAGCCTCAAGGAATTTCGCAAGCTACTCAGGGAGCACGGTTACGGTCCAGAGGCAGCGGTGCGCGGCGCAACACGCGAGCAAGCAATGGAGATGATCCGTCGGCTCGACGAGAATCACGGCAAGCACGCCGGACAAAACCCCAGCGAATTGATTGTGCTCGGCGCCAATCCACACGAGAGTTACTCGCCGCGCGAGATCCAAGCGAAGCCGGGCGAAACCATCACAATCCGTATCAATCCCGAGCCCAGCATGCGCGCCGGCGATGATTCGCAGTATATGCACATGGCGCTGCTCGAGCTCTATCCCGGGCGCTCGTTCTCGAGTCTTACGGCGAGCGAGTTGTCGCAAGTGGCGCAACTGGCCGCGCGACTGAAGCACGCGCGCCGGCCGAATCTCTATCTCGGTTTCGGACCGTCGCATCCGAGCAAAAAAGAGCTCGCGAGCTCGCGGCGTCGATTCAAAGAAAACGTGCGTGCGAAAACGAAAGAAGAGCGCGAATACCTGCGAGCACTGCGGAAGTCGGCGCGGCGCACGCGCGGGCAGGCAAAACTCGATCGCTTATTTCATGAGGTGTATGGGCCGGCGGATAATCCGCGGCGGATCTGTGGCGCGCGCATTGGGCGATACAAGTGCACGCGCGATCCCGGGCACCTGGGCCCGCATCTTCCGCAAGGGGCGACGCTCCGGCCGCGGTCTCGGCACAATTGGGATCCGCGGGACAATCCGAGCGCAGAAGCTTTGCGCGAGTCTTTCGTCGGCCGCGAAGTGGATCGAGTGAGCATTTATCGCGAGCCACATATGCCGGAAGGCAATTATGCTCTGATCGGCAAGCTGCTCGCGCTCTACGTCAAGCCGCTGAGCGGCGGGCAAGTGCAGATGATCAAGCCCACGGGCGCGATCGTGGTTTCGGATGAGTCGGCGCGGCAACTGTACTTTGTGGGCGGGGATCAGGACGTGACCGATGCGCTCGAGATCTTTGGCGCACGCGATCGCGGCAATGGCGTGTACGAGCTCGGCGAGGCGCGGCGCATCGATTACAAGCAACGGAAAGAGCACGTGCCACAGCCTGAAATCGACGAATGGCGTCACGATCTGGGCGAGGAAAACGGGATCCGGCCGCGGGTACTCTTCGACGCGAAGCACAAGCGCCTGATGTTTGAGGGCGGGGATTACGTCGTCCGGACCGAGGGCATTGTTAACTAGGTTTCAAGCCGGGCACACCGCGGGCGAATCGCGGTCCACCTGGCGATAGAAGAAACGCTCCAAGAGAGGGCGAAACACAGAATGAGCGCAGCAATCGTTACACCGAACCCGTTTACCCTGGCGGATCGTATCAAGATCCAGCAACAGACGATGCGCACGCAAGGGTACGTCATCATCGGCCGTCTGACGTCGGTGGTGTTTGAGGCGCAGCGCTCCACGGCCGGCATCTCGCAATCGCGGGCCCGCTGGAATAACGCGCGGCAAGCGACCGAGCTCCGCGATCAGCCCGGGCTGCATCCGTTCTCTGAGGTGCAAGCGAAGCTCTGGGCGTCGATCACGCTCGACTGGCTCACTCACAAAAATGCGCCATTGATTGCGATTTCCCGCGATCAGCGCGATCTGCTACTGCCGCGCGGTCTGACGCCGTTGCCTCCGATTCCGGATCCACGATGGACACCAAAGCACGCGCAGCAAGCGTGTCCGAATTCCAAAAAGGGCTGTAAGGACTGCGTTGCGCCGCGGATCGCGCAGCGGCTCACCGGGTGCCCGGTGGTGGGCGATCGCGTACGCGATGTGATCAAAGCCCGTGACGGGAGCATGTTCGGCGTCATTCATCCGATTCGGGAAATGTGCGTGATGCTCGGCGGGCAACAGGGCGGATTCGGAACTATCAAGGGCGCTGTCGAGCCGAGCGACGGCACGCACTTAAGTTTGCTGATCGATGACAGCAATCCCGAGCAGCTCGAGGCGTATTTCGTGGGCGGGCGATTTCAGTTAGGGGGATGAGCGACATGGCAGAGCTCGAGGAAGGGCAGTACGTGCGGTTTTTTCGCTCGCACGATCGCACGCATGCACTTAGCGGCCTGGTGGTCGACGTGCGCGACGATGAGGTTTTGATCGAATCCGAACCCGATGGCGTGCCGATCTGGGCGAATGCGAGAGACGTGACGCCAATCGAGGAAAAGGCACCGGATGCTGCAGATGCAACAGATGCGATAGATGCAACAGATGCAAGCGATCCGGATCCCGCAGCCTAGGGCGCGGAGGTGAGTTTTGGCACAAGTTAGGGTGTTTAATCCGGCATACACACCGCGAAGTTTTTTCGCGCGTGGGGCTGAGAGAGGGGGTACAAGCACAATGGCACACCATCGTCATCACCGTCGAAACCGTCGGCACAATCCGTTTGGCGTTTCCGGCACGGTCGTCAAAGACGTCGTTTACAACGGCGTCGGCGCGGGCGTTTCCGGATATCTCGCTGGGCTGGTCGGGCAATCGGGCTGGATGGATGTTCTCGCGACTGCGGCAATCGGAGTCGGTTTGAACTTCGCCGGCAAGTCGGTCGTCGGGGCAGAAGCAGGTGAGGAGCTCATGAAGGGCGGCTTGCTGTTGGCCGGAATCAAAGCGGCCAAGCAGTTTGGCGTCGCAGTGCCCGGCCTCGGGCTCTATGTTCCGAGCTACTTCTCGGCACCTACGACGTCAGACGCTTACGGGCGCGCAAGCGCTCCGACCATCATGCTGCCGGCTGCAGCATCGGGCGGCGGCAAGGGCGTCGGCTACGGCAATCGCTTTAAGTCGCGCTTTGCCACGCGGTTCTAGCGGACCGGTGTAGTTTTTCCGCTGTGCGTAAGCACGGCATGAAGGATTCAGACCTGAGAGGAGGCGAAAACAACATGGTCAACAAACGATTTCAATCGCGTTTCGCGAAGTGCCGCGAAATTACCGAGCGTGAAGTCGGCCGCCCGAGACTCGAGATGCTCCGCAAAAATCCCATCATCGCAGGGCAACTCGAGTACCTCGTGCAGCCGATTTACGACTTTTACGGCGTGGCAGTTGCCACGGCCGTGACAAAGCAGAGCACGTTCGCTCAGCCCATCGGCGCCAACTATACGCCGTCCGGCGGAGCGGCGATTGTGAAGTCTCTCTACCACACCAATTTGGTGCAGCCCGGAATGTTGGATGCACCGAAAAAGATGTTGGTGAAGGGCATCTGCCTCGTGCTGCGGAATGATGTTGCTCCGCAGGATCTCGCGAGTTTCGTCGGTCAAACACTCCTGCAACTCCAGATCTCCGGTAAAGACTACTGGACCGGTCTAGCGCAGAAGTGCCCGGCGGGTGGCGGGGCTTTCGGCTTCGCAATCTCGACGCAGACACTCGCGGCCGGTGGAACGATGGCGGTTCTCAATTCGAACGGCTATCCCCACACGCTCAACATCAACACGATCACCGACGATATGCCACAGGTGCCCGGACTGCCAGCAATGGATCCGATCCTCGGGCAGCTCATCGAACAGCAGCAGAACTTTTTCGTCACGCTGGATCCGACGATCACAGGCTCGGCTGCGTTCACGACGCTGGCCGCGGCTCCTGCGACGCAGTTCGTCGGCACGGGCATCAATGCTCACGTGTACCTCGAGGGCGTACTGATGCGGGCGGTGCTGTAGATCGCAATTACCAACGCGCTCGCCGTTGCGCTGTGCTTGGCGAGCCGGGACGCGAGCGGGCCCGGCTCCACATTTCTCAAAAGAAGGGAGTCCACCGCGATGGATACGACGCAGCAAGTGGACGACAATTTCGAGCGGCAATGGTTTTCCTATGTGCTCGATTCGGTGGTTGGCGCGAATGCGGTGCAGGCTCCGAGTCAATTGCAGATTCTCACCGATGCGGATTTTGAGCTCTGGTGGCTGATTGGCTCAGCGACGGCCGCGGCTTCGCTGAAGGTGTTGATCAAAGAAGCGGCGACCGGCCGGGATTTTATCGGCACGACGGCCTCGGTCATTTCCGGCGCCGGCACATTCAACGGCATCAATTTCAATCTACTGTGCGGCCTGGCGAGTGCGGCGGCGGCGTTTCCCCTGGCGGTTCCGTTTGTCATGCCGGCGACGCGCACCTATACCGTGCTGTATTCGGATTCAAGCGGCGCCCAGCAAACGATCGAGCTCGTGTTTTCCGGTTTCAAGCTGTGGCAAAAGTCCACGGCGGCATCCGCGGCCGGTCACTAAAAAACGCTCGAGCGTGCGGGAAGGAACGCAGCAATGCAGCAAGCAGATCTCAGAACGTTGCGCCGGCAACTGATCAATCCCTACGCGCAGATGTTGCCATTGCGCTCGGATCAGGAATCGGTGTATCGCTTCGCCGAACCGAATCCGCCGGGGCTCGAGGGCTACTTTCCGCGGTGGGAAGTGGTGAGCATGGTGTTAGGCGCGCAGCAGTCGCTGCAGGTGCGAGTCGATTTGATGAGTGATTTTCACCTGCTCGCGCTGCTCGGCTCGGCCACGGTCAACACCGGGCTAGGCGGGTTTCGCGCGGCGCTCTATGACGTTTTGAAAAAGCGGCGCATCGGCTCCGATCGCGGGATCCAATTTCCCAACATCGGCGGAGCTGCAGGCTCGGCGTTTTACATGCGCGAGCCGTACCAGTTCGATTTGCCGCGGTCGCAGGTGATCGTGCTTTTGCAGAACATGGAAGTCGCGCAGAACACAGTGCAGCTCGTGCTCTACGGCGTGGCGGCACCGTTCACGGGCAGGCTTAGCAATGAGCTGCCCAGCTATGGGCCGACACAGCCCGGGCTGCAGGACGATTGCACATTTGGCGGGTGACAGCATGGGCTCTACATTGTGCGGGCCACAGCCCGTTAAAAAACCGCTATGGATCGATCCTCCGGATCAGTGGGAGAACCTCGATCTCATCAATTACGTCGCGCTGCCTGGCGTCGGTCTCACCGCGAACGTGATCAGCTTTAAAGTGCCACTTGGGCACAATGGGGTGATCAAAAAAATCGCCAACAATTTTGTGGGCGGGGGGTGGACCGAAGGCTCGGGCGATGTGACTTGGCAGATCCTCGTCGATGGCGCACCTCCGCCGGGCTCGGTCGGTTACGACAATATCCTCGCTTCGCTCGGCTCGCCGGCGAATCCGGTGGAGATTGCCGGCTTTCGCATCTACGAAAATCAGGTGCTCACGCTGGTGGTGCGCAATGCGGCCGTAGTGCTCGCGCAGCAACTCTCGGGCGGGCGGTTCATCGGGTATCTATATCCGCGCCAAATGGAGGAGGATAACGCATTCCTATGAAAGCTCGCCTTGGCATGCTGTCGCTTTTCCTGGCGCTCGGATCGATCGTCGCGCACGCGCAATTTATCGGGTACACCTCGGCGCAAAGCACGACGTCGACGCCCTACAATAACGTCACGTGCACCGCGGCGCTCACGGCAAGCCCGGTGACAGTGCGGAACATTGGGCAGGGCGGGCACTGGGCGACACTCACCGGCAATAGCGGCGCCACCACGCTGCTTTACACAATTCAGGGATCTTACGACGGCATCACGTTTTTCGATATCTCCGACGTGGGCAGTCTGCCGCCACAGTCAACGGACATTCCGAACATCACGGGCACGGGCTACTATCCGGTCATCGGGGTCAAGGTCGGGGCGTGCACGCCCAGCAATGCGACGATCACGATCAAGTACGGCGGAATTTCGCTCACTCCTAGTCAGCCGGTTGGATCCGCACAAGGCGGGCAGCTCAATAAGCACCTGGCCTCAAACCTGGGCGCGGGGGGAGCGTATCAGTCGGGCGCATTACGCACACCGTTTGGCAGTTCGGCCGGCGTGCTCAATTTCATTTTCGGCAGTGGCGCCGGGCCGACGGGCTCGACGTTAGTGGTCACGTGTCAAACCCTGGGCACGGCGACGGCCGCGCTGCAGACGTTCACGTTTCCACTGCAAACGACAAACTCGCTCGCGCAAAGCTTTAATGTGCCGCCCGCGGCGTGTCCCTATTTCAACGTGACCTACAACAATGGCGGGGCGAGTGCGAATGTGTTCTCGCTCGATTATGCGTTTGCTCCGCCCGGCTCCTCGCCTCCGCCGTATGCCTACACGCACATCACGGGCACGAGCGCCACGACAATCAAGGCGACGCAGGGCACCGTGCATACGGTGTCGATCAATACCGGTGGAGCGGGTACGTTCACGCTCTTTGATTTGCCGGCCGCCAGCTGCACGGGCACGCCGGCGACGAATCAGGTCGCGATTGTCACCTCTACAGCGGCAACACTGCAGACGTTCACATATGACGCTAATTTTCTGAGCGGGATCTGCGCGAAAGCTTCGGTCGCCATGGATGTTACGGTCTCGAGTCAATGAATGTGATCGTCACCATCTGGCGCGGGGCGGAAAGCGTACTCACGGCGGTGGCGACGGATGGCGAGCTGGTCGCGGATCTGAAACTACTGGCGCAAGCGAAAGGCTACCGGGTCGAGATCAAAGAGCAGAGTGATGGAGACCGGGGCTATTCGAAAGTGCGCACATGACTTGGTAAATCGTTTTCAGGTGGCGCTTTCTCTGCTCGAGTCGGAGCGCTGCACGTGCGAGCATCATCGGCGGGCCGAGCGCGAGATCCGATCGACGATTCGACTGGCGCACCATCTGCAGGAGCTCGCGAAGGTGCTCGAGGAAGGGGGCACAACGAAATGATCGCGGCCTTAAATATCGTGATTTTCGGCGTCGGTTGGGTGCTCTACGTGGCGGCGCAAGCACAAAACTCCGTCACCTCTAAGTCGAACGGGCTGCCGTCGGGTTGGCCTGGTATTCGCATCTGGCTGCGCGCGCATGCGGTTAACCTGGCGACGCGCGCATTTTTCTCGGGCCTCGCTTACGGCTTTCTGGTCCACACGTTCGCCGCCAAAGTACAGAGCGCCGGCATGCCGATCAGCTCGCACGCGATCGCCGGCTGCGCCGGCTACGCAGCGAATGCTCTGCTCTATCAATTCTTTGGATTATTTCCGGGGTTGCGGGTTGAGGTTTCGGATCTGGCGCCGCCGGCGAGCTCGAATCCCATACCACCACCATCGGAGACACGCTCATGAGAAAAACTCGATCGCTTGCGCTGATCCTCTGCGCGCTCACGCTCACCGCGGCATGCATTCACAAAACCGGCGGCGCGGTCACGCCGTGGGAGCGGGTTCACACGTATAACGCATCACTGGCCGAAACAAATAATGCGATCGAAAAGGGCGCGGAGATCGCAGTTTCGACCGATTTGCTGCAGCCCGCACAGGCGGCGCCGGTCATCGGGTGGACCGGGCAAGTTGCGACGCTGCATTTACAGGTGACGGCAATCCTGCAGCAAGGGCAAGCGACGACGGCCAACATTGCGGGGGTGCGGTCGCTGATCGATCAGATCAAAGCATCGATCGCGACGCTCCCGCCGGCGGCGCTCGGAATTAAAAATCCGAAATCACAGCAAACGTTCGAGCAAGACGTGCAAGCGATCGGCACGCTCGCCGACGGGATCCTCGCCGCACTCGAGGCGATCGGCACGGGCTCGGCGAGTCGCTCGATCGAAGCTTATCCGCCGCCGATCACGAATCCGGCGACATTGACAGCTAATCCGTTGCCGATCACGAATCCGGCGACGTTGACGGTGCCGCATTCCGGGGGTGCAAAGTGACGCCACAGTTACTAACGGAAATCGTTTCGCTCATCGTGCAACTCGGTCCGCTGGGCGTCGATCTTTTCGTCAAGCTCGAGGGCTTGCTGAATATCGGGCCGGATGAAAAACAAAACATTGCGAATGCGATCGCGGCGTCGAATGCGGCCGATCAGGACACGATCAGCCGGGTCACGGCGTGGATGACGGCGAACGGGTTCAAGCTGAGTTTCACGCCGGCGCCGAAAAGCTAAAAGCGCATGGCTGGCGGGTGGCAGATTGCGGTATGCGACGTGTGTCGCCTTTTGGACGGCGATCAGTCGCTAAAACCCTGCTTTTATTGCGGGACGTGCGACGCGCAGATCTGCGAGGAAGATGCGAACCAGTGGGGCCGCCGGGCGCAAGCGGCGGTGCTACGGCAAGCAGAAAAATTTGGGGTGTACTGATGGCCTACTTGCTCGAGGTGGCGATCGTCGACGGCGGTGATCGTACGATCAAAGTCGTGCACCAATTTTACGGACTCACGGAGGCAGAGGTTGCCACGTACAAGCGCGAGCACCTCGGCTCATGTGAATACTTCCGCGCGGCAGAGCGCGAGGGCCGCACTTTCGAGGAGCTCGAGGAAATCGACGATAGCGAGCTGCCGGATCCCGATGATTACGAATTCGACGAGGAGGAGCTGAGCGGATGAGTCAAAAATTACAGATTCCGCAAATTATTGCGCTCGCGCAGCTCGCCGGCTTTTCGGGCGACGATCTGCCTACGGCTGTCGCGGTAGCGCTGGCAGAATCGAGCGGCAATCCGCAAGCTTACAATCCGGAGCGCGCGGCCGGCGCGCCGGAAGGGCAGGGAAGCTTCGGGCTCTGGCAGATCTATCTGCATGCGCATCCGGAATTCCGCGGGCAGAATCTTTTCGATCCGCAAACGAACGCGGCCGCGGCGTATGCGATTTATGCAGCGGCGGGGCACTCGTTTCGACCTTGGTCGACGTTCACCGCGGGGGCTTACCTGGCGCACCTCGACGACGTTAATGCCGCGCTGGCGTCAAACTCGGCCGATACGACGGCCACAGCGAGCGCCGGCGATAGCGGTGGCGGTGACACGACGGCCGCGCCGGCCGATTCGAGCACGCCGGGGTGGACACCGGACGGCGGGCAAACGATCGCGCTTCTGCTGGGCGGGGCCTTGGTGTTTGCATTGATTCGCGCGTTTGCTTCCTAAAGGCGCGCAAAGAAAGCCCGGCTCACCGGGCACGGAGAAAACGCTCCACGAGAGGGCGGGCTTATGGGTCGGTTCATCAATCTGCGCGAGCTGCGGATCGCGGTGATTCTTTACGTCGTGCTTCCGACGGCCGCGGCCGCGCAATTTACGACGGTCTCGGGCACCGTCACCGATCCGAATGGGTTGCCTTACGCCGGCGGTACCATCTCGGCGACGCTGATCTCGAGCGGCACGCCCACGCTCAGCGGATTACCGTACACACCACCATCGCAGCCAACCGGGCTCAACTCCGCGGGCAGCTTCACGCTGCAGCTCGGGGATAACACGGTCCTGCAGCCGGGCGGCACGCAATGGAAATTTATTGTTTGCTCGGGAGTGGCCACGGTGCAGCCCGCGATCGGTAAGGGTCCGATCTGTTTTACGGCGGGGCCGATCACGATCTCGGGATCCTCGCAATCGATCACGGCAACGCTCACCGCGGCCGCTCTCGCGTTAACTGTGCCAGTCGGCGGCGGCGGCGTGAGCGGGCCCGGATCCTCGACGCTCAACGCTTTTGCTAAGTGGAATAATACCGGCGGCACGGCACTCGCCAACTCGCTTGCGGTCGACAATGGCACGACGTTGACATATAGCGGTACTGGCGGGCTCTCCGCGGCGAGCCTGGCGAACACACCCACGGGCACGCTCTCGATCGGAACCAACATCACGAGCGGGAAAGTGCAGATCGGAAGCTCGAGCGCGGGCAGCACGGTGGCAAGTACGGCCGACATAACCACCATCAACGATCGAGCCGGGGGCGGATTTTCCGCCGGCAACGGCTCGGGCGGAGTGCAGCTTCAAGACGACACTTTAAGCGCGATCTTGCGGCTCACGGGTGGCGAGTTCACGCTCATCAATAGCTCGATTCTCAATATCACCTCGTCGGGCACCGTGCTCGAGACAAACTTTCCGGTGTTTGAAACGGGCTCCTTTGTTTCTGGGAATGGGCCCGGGGGCACGTTCACGCTGAGCGGCTGCACGCCGTCGGCTCTTGTCGGTGGCAATACGGCGGGGCAGTTCACGAGCGGCACCACGGGCACGTGCAGCACAACGATTACCTTCGGTACGAACGTGATCGCGCCGCATGGCTGGAATTGCGCGGTGAGCGATCGCAATACTGCAGCGGTGGGCGTCACTACGGCGTCAAGTACGACAACGGCCACGATCAGCGTTCCAACCACGAGCGGGAACACGGTTTCGTTTTCCTGCATGGGGTACTGAGCGCATGTGGCGATCGCTTGCAATCTTTGCGCTTTTGAGTGGCTCCGCCTGGGCGCAGCTTCCGGATGCTCCCGAACCGCAAGCGCCGGTGCACTTTTGGACAATCCGCGCGGATTGGCAATCTCCTCCCCTGCGAAGCAATCGGCAAGTGCTCAAGTCTTGGCAGTTTTGGGCGGTCCATGCGGCGATGTACGGCGCGGCAATCGCAGCTTTTCGAAGCAAGCACGCGGGCGAAGAAGTGCACTCAGAAGTTCCGGTACTGGTTAGCCTCACGGCTTTGGATTTTCTGACCGATCGATATTTGGGCGAGCCGTACGCGGTCGGGCCGGCGATTTATGCCACGGCGCACTATGCGCGCGCGGCGGGGAAGGGACAATAAACGATGCGACGATGCTTTCTGTGGCTCTGTGTGCTCCTCGCGGCATTGCCGGCCGCGGCGCAGTTTACCTCGGTGACGGGTACGGTCACGGATCCGAACGGCATCCCGTATGCGTACGGCACCATCTCGGCGACGATCATCTCGAGCGGCACTCCCACGCTGAACGGTTTTCCCTACACTCCACCATCGCAGCCCGCGGGCTTGAATTCGCTCGGCTCTTTCGTGATGCAGCTCGCCGATAACACGGTGCTGCAGCCTGGCGGGTCACAATGGAAATTTACGGTTTGCTCGGGCGCGGGCACGGTCAACCCGGCAATCGGCAAGGGCAGTGTGTGCTTTACTGCAGGGCCGATCACGATCTCGGGCTTTTCGCAGAGCATTTCGGCGACGCTCAACGCGGCTGCTCTGGCACTGACGGTGCCGATCGGCGGGGGCGGTGGAGTGTCGAGCATCACGGGCGACGGCACGCTGATTACTAACAGCTCATCGGTCGGTGCGGTGGTGCTCACGCTCGGCAATGCGCCGGCCACAAGCGTTTGGGGCAATACGGCGGGCGGATCCGGGGCGCCGGCGTACACCGCAAACCCGGTAGTAAACGGGCTTTCGCTCGCGGGCATTACGGGAGCAACTCAGTGCTTACACGTCAATGCCTCGGGCCTTGTTAGCGGTACGGGCTCCGATTGCGGCGCCGGCGGGGGAGTCACGGGATCGGGCACACCTGGCCATGTGTCGTATTGGACGGGGGCCACGGCGCTCGGCGATTCGCCGATCACAACCGATGGAAGCACCTTTGTCACGCTGGGCACGGGTCTCGCTCCGCTCACCATCACCGGCAATGCAGTCTCGGAGCGATCGGCGCCGGCCGGCACGTGCGCGGGCACGAATGCAATTCCCGGGCCGACGGTAGGCTGCAGCTCGTTTTTAAGTTTGGATCTGCCGGCAACCTCGAGCGCAAGCGCTATCACCTCGGGCGTGACAGCCTTACAGAAAAACAATACGGGCACGGCCGTCGCGCTGCAGATGGCGGGTTATTTTAGTTCGCAAAATCAGGGCGGGGCGATCACAGAATCGCGCGGGCTCTATGCGGAAAGCTATCAGACGACGGGGGCCGCGCCGACGACGAACCGCGGCATTTTTGGCTTCGCGGCCAATACGGGCGGCGGCACCTCTACCACGAATGAGGCGGGCGTTTTTCAGTCGGGGGCAAGTGCGGGCACGAATACAAACGATTACGGAGTGCATATCCTCACGCCGGTCGCAGGTGGCACACTCACGAATCACGCCGGGCTAAAGATCGAAACGCAGGGCACGGGCACGGCGATCACTACGGGCTCGGATCCGACGGTTTTGGGCTCGCTCACATCGGGCGGCACGAACTGCGTGCAAGCGAGCAGCACGGGGCAGTTGTCGATCACGGGCTCACCATGTGGCGCCGGCGGTGGGCTGCCATCTGGGATACAAGCGCAGCCCTTGGTGAACACAACCGGGGCGACTACCTACGCAACGTCGGCGCTCTTTTGGGATGCATCGCAATTTACGGGTGCGACGGCAGACGTCAAGCTCAACACCGCGAATGCGTACGCCATCACGAATAACGGGGGCACGATCGACGCGCGAGCGCTGGGCGGGGCGCAGACGATCGCATCGGAAGTCAGCATTAGCCAATTGCGGCCGCCGGTCCTCACTTCGCCCGCCGGCACCTCGCCTGGTGCCGGCACTTACAAGCTGGTGTACACACTCACGTCGCCGGCGGCAACCGAAACCTCGGCGTCGATGGAATCGTCGATCACGATCACGGGCGCGCAGTCGATTCAAGTCGCGGCGCCATCATTCCCGGGATCGGCGACAACCTATAGCGTTTACATGACGGCCGCGGGCGGCGCGTCGTGGACTGAGGTAAAGTGCGCGGGGGCGACGGGCGTCGCGATCGGCTCGCCGGTCACCATCACGGCCACGTGCGGCGGCGGTGCCGTCTCGAAAAGTAATAATGGCTTCGGTGTATCGCTGATCCCTCCGAAAACTGGCATTTGGACGGTCACGATCGCCGATTCGGTTGCAAACACCTCGTGCGGTCTGAAATTTTTCGATAACGCGAGCTATGAAGGGCAGAGCGCCGGCGAGGGGCGATCGTTCTGGCTCACCTCGAATGCGAGCACTAATGTCGAGGCGCTCGAGTGCACCGATAACAATCCAAAGCAGACGGCAATTTATGTGCGGATCGACGGGATCGCGGCTCGCGGCACGGGCTCGGATCACATACAAACGGCAACGTGCCTTTTTCGCAACGTGTTCGACGTCTCGCGCTCTACAAATATGCAGTGCGGTGCGAATCAGGCAGCCTATCCTGTAAGCAAGTTTTACGGCACGCTTTCGACGGGCACGGGAGCGGCGACGCAGGTCTCGGGCAACTTCGAAGCGAATTCAGTCAGCGAGCCGATGGTCATCGGCACCTCGGCGTCGGCCACCACGATCGGATGGGATTTTAATAACATCTCTGCGGTGCATCCTGGCAACACTCTTCCTAACATCGAAATTTTGGGCGGGGTGCGCTCGGTGCATTTTTCCGGCATCACGTACCTCGAGGGCCCATCCGCCGGCGCGTGCGCTTCGCCGATTCAGATCTCTACGCTCGCGAGCATGCCCGGGCCGGTGGTCTTTGATAACGTGCACCACGGCGCGGGGTGCTCGGGCACGACGTCTTACCTGATTTCTGTGCCGAATGCGTTCACGCTCGGGCAGCTCAATGTGTTGTCGGTTTTCACGGGCAACTTTACGAACCTTTTCAATTACAACCCTACGAGCTACACCGTCGCCGGCGTGGGCACGGCGACGACGTACCCCAACCTGGTATTCGATAAAAACAATCCGAGCACCGTGGCCACTGGGCTCAACGTGACGGGCGCCGTCAATTCCGCGACGGGCTTTCAGGTGAATGCGCTCGCTCCGCTGGGGGCGGTGCTCTCGGGCAATGGCACGAATGGAGTATTTCAGCAACCGGGCATTGCGGCGTCGACGCCGGCGGGCACCACGGTCACGATCAACGGTGACGGCGTGAATTCGAATCGCGGCGGTGTGGTCTATATCAACAATTCGTCGACGGTCACGGTCAACATTCAAGGGCCCGCCAACACCGGATTTCAGTCGAATTACTGGACGACGGTTTGCAACATCAACAGCGGCATGGGCGTGATCACGGTCACGGGCGGCGGTTCGATCGTAAACGGCTACTCTGAAGTGCCTCCCGGGTCGACCGCGGTACCGAGCTGCGCGAAGATCGTTACTGACGTCGACGGCACCGATTACGACGTGCTGCTGCAGAGCAACAATTATGCCAACCGGCTCACCTCTGACTATACGAATGCGACGACGAGCTACACCTCGCTGCTGTCATTTCCGATCGCAGCGAACACAAAAGTCTCATGGCAGTGCGCCGGCGGCTATAAGGTCACGGGCACGTTTCAAGCGATCTTTGCGGTTAATTTCTCGCAAGCTCCAACGAATGCGGCAATCGCGGGCAACGCAAATACGGGGGACGTCGGCGGGGCAGGGCATCAAGAGTCGAATGGGCAAGGGGTCTCAGGGATCACCACGGCATCGGACAATATCGCCACGCAGCCCACGAACACAGCGAGCGCGGCGGGTACGTTTCCTTTCATCATTTCCGGAGTTGATGAAAATGGAGGCACGGCCGGCGTGATCACGATCGAGGCTAAGAGCAATAACGTTTCCGGCACGGTCACGGTGAAAAAGGATAACCTTTGGTGCGTTTGGCAATTTCTAAATTAATTGTGCTGTTCGTGCTGGCTGTCAGCGCTCGGGCATCCACTCTGCCCGGGGGCTGTTCGTTTGGCGTCGCGTGTGACACTGGCATTTTGTCGGCAACATTCGCCGGCCGCACTCGCTATTTTTACGCTTATTTTCCCGCGGGGCTTTCGAACGGCGTGGCGTATCCGATGATCACGCACCTGCATGCTGCGTCTTACGTGACGTGCGGAGCGGGCCTCGGGATCGGCGGGGCGAATGGGTGCCCGTCGCCGGGCGAGGATTCAGCGGGCCCGCTAAAGCAGTTTGCGAACATGAATAACGTCGCGATTCTGTGGGTTCTTTCCACCTGCATGGATACGACGTCAAACGGCGGAGTGCAACCGTTCACAGAATGCAGCACTTCCACCACGGGCACCAACGTCGGCGGGTGGGTCTGGGATATTTCGTACTTTTCGAGCTACTACAATTACACGCCGGCGCTGGCGCAGTCGGATGATCTTGGATGGATCAGCAATCTGATCGCAACTGCAACCGGCACCTGGGGGGCGAATTGTCCCGCTAAGTGCCTGCTCACGGGCCGGTCGACGGGATCGATCGAGGCGAGCCAATACGGCGCGCAATTCGTGGGCTCGAGTTTGAGCGCGGTTTCTGCGCTTGGCATGTGGGCCGATACGGTCTGCGCGCGATCTACCTCGGGCTGCGATGCTTCGCTCGCGGCGATCAGCACCGTGCTCAACGTGTACATCGTCGACGGCGATGCTGATACAACCCAGATTCCATATTGCGGGGGCTCCACGACGGTTTGGACGGGATTACCGACGATGACCGTGCCGAGCCAAGATGCGGTGTATAGCTACTGGACGGGCGCCAATGGGCTCAAGTGCACCACGTTTTCGACGGCGCAAGCGATATGCTCCGCGGGCGTGCCGAATGCGAGTTTTCCCGGGACGGCGCTCGCGACGGGGTGCACCTCGAGCGCGCGCGTGATGTTTACGGATTACGTGGGGCACAAGCACACCGATAGCGGGCCAACTTTGCAGACGCTTTGCGGCTTTTGGAATTTCCAATTTCCTACCGTGGCGTGCGTGCAAGGCAATTACGTGCCGCAAACTTTTTTCTAGTGTGGCCTGGCGATCGAGCTGGCTTCGGTCTTGGGCACGAAAAACACCTGCGAGCTGAGCAGCGCGCAACACTCGGGGCAGTACAGGGCGAAGATCATGGCAAGCGCCTGGCCGGCGGCAATCGGTTTTTCCCATTGATACGTGTTCACCGCGAGCAGCTCGGCGGAGCAATGCGGGCAGCGGGGCGGGGGCTGCACCGCGGGATCGGTCGGGGCGTCGTGGGGGATCGGCGTGCTCATTCGGCGTGCTCCTCAAAAGTTTGCGCGATTAAAATCACTTTCTTTGAAAATCATGGATCCGGCGCCGGTGAGCCCGGGGGAGGTGGTGAATTCGAATCCTCCGGCCTCAATCGCGGCAAGCTTCGCGCGATACCACTCCACGGCGCGAGCTGCAAAGCGCTCTTTTTCCGCCCACTCTTCGCGCGCATCGATCAGTCGTCGCACTTCGCGAATCACAGCCTCGCGGCGCTCCTCTTCGTGTCGCTGCTGCGCTGCAGTTACGAGCGCTTTGCCAACTTCTGCATTGTTGTAAGTAAGGGCTACGTCGTTGGTCATCCGGTATGCTCCTCGTCAAACTCTCGCACGATTTCGCGCGCACTGTCTATGGTTTCCTCGCCGCGGGCGATGGCCTCGGCGTGCAACGCGCTGCGCATCCATGCCGGCCAACAATAGCAGCGATACATTTCCTCATCAAAACACACGATAAACTCGCCGCGGCCTAGGGTCTGGATCTCGGCTCGCGTCGGCCGCGGGTACATGCTTTCCGGAATGGCGTCGAGGGTTTTCTCGATTTCCGCTTTGAGTCGCTGCACGCCGAAAAGCCACACTCGAATCTGGCTCAGCAGTGTGGCACTGATGCCGGAAAGGTTTTGAGAATCAATCCACAGAAAATTTTCGAGCGCCGCTCCCTGGCGGATGAATTCTTCCGCGGCGTCGCGCACGGGCGAGCGGCGCGCGGCCGGCGCAAACTTCCACGCTTCCGGCATGGTCACGATCGTTTTTTTACCGTGCAGGTGTACCCAGCGGATCACCGATCGCACGATCAGGCTTTGGATGTGGAATTCGTAGCGCTCCAAGTCGATCACGTTCAGCCCGGGCTCGAGCTCCGGCGCGCGGGATTTGCCTTTCAGTTTTCCGAGCTCTTCGATCGTAATGGCGAGATCGTCTTGGATCTCACCGAAAATGAGCTCGCGCTGTCCGGTGGCTTTCGAAAGTGCGGTTTTTACGTTGCGCTGCACGTCCTCGAGCGTGCGGGGCTGGGCCCACTCGGCGAACATCTTGCCGCCCGGCCGGCCGCTCTGCCCGGCACGGCACACCGATCGCAAGCACTGCCTTTGAAACTTATCGTACTTTTCTTCGGTGAGCGCTTCGCAGAGGGCTTTGATCGAGCGCCAATCGACGGTTTCCTCGAAATAGGGCGGGATCTCCCGGGCGAAGCGGAAAGAACCCTCGCCGCGCTTCGTGAGGAACGCGATCGTTTTGGAGTCGGCGCGCGTGGCGCAAGCTTCGAGGGCGGTGGTTTTGCCGGCGCGCTGCGTCTGCCCTACGATCACCATGTGTCCGACGGGGATGTACACCGGGGCGCCGGATCCGAGCTCGTAACCTAGGTGGATCACTTCACACCGTCGGCCGGCGGATTCTCGATATCGAGATGATCGCGAAAGGGAAGCATCTGCGGTTGCCTTAGCCATTTGTTATAGCGTCGAGCTGGGCCATGGGTGAAGTGGGTCACCGGAGCGAAGTTTTTCGGAGTGTTCGGCCGGAGAAATTGCAGCGCGCGGATCTCACAATAGTCGCCGACGCGCACGAGATAGGAGTGCTCCAATTTCAAAAACGTGTAACCAGAAACCCACAGCGGGGCAAACCAGATCACTGTGCGCCTGGCGATATAAGCGGCATTCATGAGTAAGGGTCTCACGGTGGAAGGCCCGAGCTGTAAATAAGGCGGATACGGCGGATCCACGATCACCACGTCGAAGCTTTTCGGCTTGAACGGGGGCAGGAAGGCGTCGCCGATCACGTCGGGCTCTGTAATGGGGTCCATGTCGAGCCGGATCCCGAATTTTGCCTTTCCGCCAAACAGGTGCAGAGTAGATCGGCCGGCGCACTGCTCGCGCAAAAAGCGCTCCACTTGGGGAGGGAATGACCATTTTTCGCCGCGCTTCTCCGAAAGATTGCCGCACCAAAAGAGATCGATGGGCTCTCGGGTCCTGCGCTTGGGGAAGTACGTTCCTGGCCGCACTGGCTTTTCTTTCATGGGGTCCGCACCCATCGAATCTTCGCGGTAACGTCACGCTTGGTGCGCTCGCGTCCTTTGTGGGTCTGAAACCCGTAATCGTGGCGCTTTCTTGTTTTCCCGAGAGGGCACCATCCGTCGGCGTCGTAAATCGTTCCTTTATGGCCGACGCTAGGATCGGAATAGCTCAGCACGAGCCGAATGCCCGGATTCCAGATCCGGATATGCTTCCGAGCCATGGCGAGCGCCTGGCTTTCGACGCAGTGCTGCGTCTGGTCGACGAAAAAAACCCGGTAGAGTTGCAGCACAAGGTCGGGGTCGTACATTTCATTTGCCTGAGGCCGTCCCCAGATGTGCGCGCCCACGAGTTCGCCGCGTTCGTAAAATTCCAAAATAAAACCAAAGCCCGGCGGAGCGCTTTGCAGGTAGTGGTGCGCAGCAACCCATGTTTTTGTTGCTCGGGCCTCTGCGGGTTGCGCTCTTCGCAATTGGAGCTGGTTCATAAAGCACAGTTTTCGATACAGCCCGGAATTTCAAAATCTGGCGGTGTTACACCCCTGTTTTCCACACCTCACGCACCGGGATTTTGTACCGCATTTTCTGCCCGTTTTAGAGCGCGCATCACGGAAGGATGGGACAGTCCAAGCTGCTGCCCGATGGCTCTTAAACTCAATCCCTGTGCTCGCAATGCTAGGATCTCGTCGTCGGTGACGTAGGATTGCGGCCGGCCGAGTCGCACGCCACGGGCCCGGGCCTGGGCGATGCCGCTTTTAACTCTCTCCCGTATCAGTTCGCGCTCGAATTCGGCGATCGCTGCGATCACGGTGAAAATTACCTTTCCGAGCGCCGTGCTGGTGTCGATTTGCTCGTGCACCGAAACAAACTGCACATTGAGCGCGCGAAATTCGTCGAGCGCGTGCAGCAGGTGTTGCGTCGACCTGGCGAAGCGATCGAAGCGATAGACCATTACAACATCGCACTTGCCGCGGCGCACGAGGGCCATCATTCGGCCGAGCTCTGGCCTCTGGGATTTGGCGCCGCTCACGCCGTGATCGGTAAATACCTCCGGCGTCCAGTTTTTTCGCTGGCAGAGCTCGAGCATCTCGCGGAGCTGCATACCTTCGTTCTGCTCACCGGTGCTCACTCGGGCATAGAGGAAGGCGATCACGGTTGCACTCCGCGGCCGCGCTTAAATCGCAGCTCTCCGCAACGTTTACAGACGTCGGTGCGCTGGCGCGTGGTGTCCCAGTCGTGAAAAAGAAAAAGGCAGTGCATATACCACGCCCACATGACGACGATGCTTAGCGTGGTAATCAACAAAACTCCTAGCAAAAATTGCGTCGCGCTCATGATTGCACCTCGTCGGCGCCGGGATCCGCGGCCGTGAGCAGCTCTGCACGGTCCTCCGGCGTGCCCACGGCCGCGACGGTGGTTAGCAGAATTTCCACCACCTCGGCGCCGGTAAAAGTTTTGTCGGCGCTGCTTTGGAAGAGCAGCGCGAGGCGAGTTAACACGTTGCGGGTGGCGAGGCGGGCGTAACGCGCGGAGTTTTCCGTCTTGCGGGGTAGGCTCATGATTGCACCTTGCCGGCATCGGGATCCACGGCCGCGGCCGCCGGCCTGGGGTCGGGGAGGATCGCGTCTTGTCCGAGCAGTTTTTTGCGACGCTTGGCGGCGCGGGTGCGCACGCGCTCCTCGGTGGTGCTCTCGTCGTTCCTGCGAGTGATTTCCACTACGACGGTTGCAGAATTTGCGGCTTTCGTTTCAGGATCTGGGGCTTTTGTTGCAGCAGATGCAGGAGTTGTTTCGCCCATGCCCGGAAATACCAGATTGCCGGCGTGCTTCAGGAGTACTTCGGCGAATGCTTCCAGGTCTTTCTTGTAGCAGCCATGGCGCTCGACGATGCAGCGGAATTCCTCGATATCGTGCTTGCGCATGCGCCACACGGCGCGGCCTTTTTCATCGTTGGCAGGGGCGAACCATTTATCGAGCGCGCGGGTTGCGTGGCACAACTCGTGATCGAGTAGAGCAAGGCGCTTTTCGAGCGTGAACGCCGTATCCTGAAAAACTTCTTTGTTTAAGAGGATGACAAAATCCCAATTCACTAGCTCACGCTGTAGGTCGGACGCCTTCATGCACTTGCCGAGCATGAGATGCCCGTCTTTGTCGCTCTTCAGTCCCTTGCGCCATGCGAGCGCGATCTTGGCGCCGTCGAGATCGGGGTGCCACTTGTCGCGAACCTGGCGAAGCAGCCTGTAGGCTTCGGGCTCGTGACCGTTGTCCATAGGCGGGATCAGCGAGAAAGAGATTTTCTTGGGCTTGGGGGGCTTGGGAGTTTTCATCTTGGAATACGCGCCTTTCCGCGCTCATCGGCTTGCGCTTCGATTAGGCGAATTGCTTCTTTGATCGAAATCATCCAGTCGCCGTTTCCGAGTAGGCCGTACGATGGCAACTGGCGCAACGCTGCGGAAAGTTTGTAATCCCGCTCATCCCAGCCGTATGGGCGATGGGCGATTTCGAGCCAACGGGGCGGGCTTGTTCGTTTGGGGGTGTCGTCAGAAAGCAAGCAGGGATTGTGGCAACTCGGCTTGCAAATGTGCTCGCTCATGCGGCTCCTTTCGTCCACTGCGGTCCTGGGTGCCGTTTTCGGTGGCACGAGAAGCAGCTCCAAATCACGTTGGTGAGCACATCACCCGGTCCGGCAGCACCGTGGATTACGTGTGACATTTCGCCGTGCTTCCAACCGTCCCATGGGGCGAACCGTCCACAGATCCCCTTGGATCCGGTTGCATCGGGGGCCTCGCACAAACCAGATGCGCGACGGTAGACGGCGCGGCGTAATGCGGTCATGTCGGCGCCGCTGAGAATCACGCGGCCGGAGCGCCACAATTTACGGCTTCGTGAATCTTTGAATCCGTGCTCGCGCATCTGCTCGGGCGTGGAGCGCTCGCGGGATCGCGGGCGGAGCGGGGAGCGGCGCATTTTCTGACTCATGCGGTGAGATCCTCCCGGCGATACTCGCGAGTCTGGGCAAGCTTGCGCACGTCCTGCTCGGCGCGGATCTCGGCCACGTCGCGCGTTAGATTGCCTTGAAATTCCATGATGGCGGCGCGCTCTTCGAAGAGCTCGAGCCATTCGCGCGGCCATCGGTCTCGACGGATTGGGAGATTCATGCGCTCAGCTCCATGCGGGCCGCATCGCGGGCCGCGGTGATCTGCTCGAATTTCTCGCGGTCTCCGCCCTGGTCGGGGTGGTGCACTTTGGCGAGATTACGGAAACGGGATTCGACGAGCTCGAGCGTGGGCGTGCCGTCAATGCCGAGCACTTCGCGCCACGATTGCGAAGCTTTTTCGGGCAGGGCAGCAAACCCTAGGAATGCGCGATCGAGAATCTGCGCACCTCCGTGCCGCTCGATTGCGCGCATGGCCTCGAGCGTCGCGGCGATCGCGGCGAGATTGTCGGCCACGCGGTTATAGCGGTCGATCGCCATGCATCGAAGTGGCTGGCCTTCTTTCCAATTGCGGTGACGCCAATAGACGGCGGCGCCGGGATCCGCCGGCTCTTTGTCGCTGCGTGGCAATCCGTCGAGGCGGAGCGGCACATTTGTCGAGATGATCACCTCCCAGTCGTGCACGCCCATGAGCTCGAGCTCGCGCAGCAAGCGCTGCACCGCATCGTGCACTGAGAGGCGGGTGCCATAGGTTTTGAAATGCGCAGAGGCGCGCGAGGTACTGCGCTTCCATCCTGCTGGCCACGACAGCGGGTAAGCTTTACGCTCGGTCATGCCGGCACCTCGAGGGCAGGGAATTCGCGCACGCGCAGGTGCGCGGGCCATTCGGCCGGATCTCCGCCTTTGCGATCTTTGGGTTTGTGGTGTCCGCAAAAATGCGTGCTTTGGTCCGCGCAATCCTGACAGAATGAATTGCTGCCGAGCTGCTTCATAAAGAACGGCACGCCGGCTCTCCGGCACTGAGCGAGCAAACTTTCCGCCCACGCGAGATTAAACGGCCGCGCGCCTGGTCCGGATTCACCGCCACAGATGACCCAATCGACGCCGGAAATCGCTTCGTAATGTCCGAACGGAACGCGGCTCGCGAGTGCGTTATAGCGATAGCCTCCGCCTCCGTCGAGCGAAATCAAGTTAATGTTTTCTAGTTGTGGCTCGACGCTCAGGAAGCCCACGGCGTAGCGTGTTCGCAGTAATTGCGTAATGCGCTCCTCGGCGCGAGGCTGATTTTCGACGGATACCCCAAACCACATATGCTGGCCGAATTCCACACCCCAATGCGCTTGCGCATTGTTCACGATCACGCGCATGCGCTCGGCGCGCTTAGTGAGGAATTGAAACGTGTGCCGCGGTGTTTTCATGGCGACGCGCAGCACCTCGGCAATGAATCCGACCGGGATCTGCTCGTGAAAGAGATCGAACATATCGCCGACAAAGATCCGCGAGGGCTTTTTGAGGTTCACGGGCTCGGCGAGGATCCGATCGTCAAGGAAAAATTCGTGCAGCTCGAGATTCGGCACGGTGTACTCGAGCCCAGTGCCGAACCGCTTGTTAATGGTCGACGCATAGCAGTGCGTGCAACCCGGCGAGATCCGCGTGCAGAACGTGCCGGAGCGCCGGCCGGGCTGCCCGATGCGTCGGGCCCGGACGGGGTTCCAAGTGTAGTCACACCATTCAATTGTGGTTTTGTTCATAAAGTGGCGCTCCTGCAGAGCTGACTCGCTTCGCGGGCCGGCATTTCCAAAAGTCGCTCGGCATAGTCGGCGACACACGCGGCCAGTTCTCGCGGAATGGTTGCTGATTTTGCTTTCTGGGTTTCAATTCTTCGCCGGCTTTTTCGAGGATCCCGTTTGCAGGATCTGGGCGCGAGTCCATCGCCCGAAACCTTTCGTAATTCCTTGCGGCATGAGCGTCGGCACGCCACTACCCCAAAGCGAAAACGGGCCGCAACGCATCACTGCACGGCCGACGAATTTTTCGGCTGCTCTGACGTTTTCCATCACATAGAGAATGCCTGATTCCACAAATAAGGCCCGGGCGTGTTCGAAAAGCTGAATTCCTTCTGTGGGGTGGGCGGGTTGCGGGTGAAAATGGCGCATTCCCCATACTGCAAACTTTTCGCACGGACTTGAGGCGCAACCGAAATCAAACCGTGGCGCACCGCTACGCCGGCAGATTTCGGCAAGGGATGAGATCGCAAGGACGTTTG